GTTCACCATTAGATGGTAAGATACACCGTTACTTCCCAGACTTTTATGTAAAGGTCAAAACACCCACTGGAGATAAAAAGTGGGTTGTTGAAGTAAAACCTAAAGCACAATGTAAACCACCAAAAATGCCTAAAAGAAAAACTAAGAATTATCTTAATGAGGTTCGTACTTGGGCGATAAATGATGCAAAATGGAAACACGCAATAGAGTATTGCAAGGATAGGAATATGGAGTTTATCATTTTAACAGAAGTTGAATTGATGATATAAATAACTATATGGCAGAAGAAACTTATTTTGATAGAATCTCAGCGCAGATTAAAACTGGAAAAGAACCATACCAATGGTATCGTAACCGTATTAAGGAACTTGGTACTCCGAATACGGCAGAACTTTTGCGTTCTGGAAAACTGAATAAACAACCTACACCAAAACACCTAAATATGTTTATCTATGCACCAAAGGGTGCAAAGAAGTTACCATATTATGATACATTTCCACTTATAATGTACTTGAAACCAGCAGAAGGTGGGTTCTATGGATTGAACTTTCATTATCTACCGTATGCAATGAGAGCAAGACTTTTAGATGCCGCTGGTCAAGACAAATTAAGTGTAAGTGCAGTTGAAGGAAGTAGATTAACTAAACCTACTATTAAAAGGTATTTGTATGGGTATTTACGGTCAATGTGTTTAAAAATAGAACCAGAAGATAACCTAACTGCAATTATGTTACCAGTACAAAGGTTTAAGAAAGCGTCTACTGCAACTGTATGGGCAGACTCTAGGAAGATGATTTAATGTCAAGATTTAACTTTTCAAATGTTTTAGGTGGTGCAGTATTTGGTTCTTTAAATGCATTTTTAGGACATAATGCATCTAGAGATGGTTATGCAAAAGCAAACCGATATGAAGTTATTATTCTATTACCAACTGGTGTTACACAAGGTGGAGCGGATGGTGCTGGTTCTTCTGCAATGTCAAATAATGTTATGTCACAACTACATGGTGAAACTGCAAGACGTATTTCATTTCGTTGTGATTCAATATCTATTCCAGGCAGAAACCTAAGAACACAAATGAATGGTAATATCTACGGCCCACCCCACGAAATAGTTCAAGGACAAACCTTTGCACCAGTAGAAGCAACTTTCTATTGTGGTTCTGACCTTGCAGAAAGATATTTCTTTGAAGAGTGGCAGAAGATTACATACAATCCAGATACATATAATATTAACTATTATAAGGAATATGTTGGTTCAGTTGAAATATATCAATTGAATGAACAAGACGAAAGAACTTATGGGTGTAAATTAGAAGAAGTATTTCCTAAGACTGTAGCCGCACAGGCATATGGTCATGGTAACTCTAATCAAATCCAGAAAGTGTCGGTTGAGTTTGCATATAGATATTGGAGAAATATTGCAACTGAACCACAAAAAGCAAATCTTGATAGTACTTTACAAGATATTTTGAAGAACTCTATTCTTAGAAATATCCAAATAAATGTACCACAAGTATTGAGGCGATTATTTTAATTATTAATATAGGAGAATAAATTATGGCGTTGCCCGTATTGAATAACCCAAATTATGAGATGGAACTTCCATCAACTGGGGAAAAAATTGAGTATAGACCGTTCTTGGTGAAAGAACAAAAAATCTTGATGATGGCTATGGAAAGTAAAGATACTTCTGCACAAGCAAAAGCAGTCGTAGATATTATTAGAAATTGCACTTTTGGTAAAATAGATGATAAAATTGAAGGATTACCAACCTTTGATATTGAATATATGTTTTTACAGATTAGACAAAAATCTGTAGGTGAAACAGTTGAAATAACTGTTACTAGTCCAGATGATGGAGAAACTAAAGTACCAGTTACAGTCAATCTTGAGGACATTAATGTTGTCAAAACAGAAGGACATACTAACAATATTATGATTACTGATAAAATTGGTATGTCAATGAAGTATCCGACTATGAAACAAATCATGGGATATGACATAACAAAACTAGACTCTATGGAAGGTACTTTTGGTATTATTCAAGATTGTTTAGAAAACATTTTTGATGAAAGTGAAGTATATGATGAAATGAATAAAAAAGAATTGACAGAATTTATAGAACAGATGACTACTGACCAGTTCCAAAAGGTTACAGAATTCTTTACAACTATGCCTAAATTAAAACATACTGTAAAAGTAACCAACCCAAATACTGGTGTTGAGAATGAAATAGTGCTTGAGGGGATGCAAAGTTTTTTAGCCTAGCCCTTTCGCATGATAGTCTGAGAGCGTATTTTCAGATTAATTTTAATATGATGACACATTATAATTATAGTTTGACAGAATTAGATAATATGATGCCGTGGGAAAGGGAAATATACGCAACAATGTTATCCAACTACGTTAAAGAACAAAAAGAACGTATGGAAAGAGAGAGAAGGAAATAATAAATGTCACCGAAAAAATTAGAGATAGATTCTAAATACGCACACCTAGACCGTGATGGTGATGGCGTTGTGAGTGATGAGGAGATGATGATGGAAGAGAGAATGATAGAACTCGCTGATAAACGTAGCGATATGGAAAATGAAGATATGAAGGCAGATGCCCAACGTAAAATGGCTTGGTTTGCTTTATTTGGAATGTTACTGTATCCATTTGCAGTTGTTCTTGCATATCTTATTGGACTAGACACAGCAGGAAAAGTACTAGGTGATATGGCCGCAACATACTTTGTATCAGTTGCAGCTATTGTCGCAGCTTTCTACGCTAAAGAAGCAATCGCAAAGAAGTAAAGTAAATGGCAGAAAATAGTCAAAATGTAGTCAACGCACTAAAAGAGAGTAATAAAGCAGCCGCTGGTGTAATTAAAGATGAATTAAAAGACCAGTTTAAACCTTTTGCAGACCAAATTACTGCACCTCTTAATCAAATGAAAGCAGGCATTAATATGTTGCCTGGTGTTGGTATTACTAAAAAGTTGTTCTCTGCTGTTTCAAAACCTTTAAAAGATTCTTTTAGTGCTGATAGTAAAACCTCTGCAAAAGAAGTAGAAGCTAATAATGCAGCCGCTAGGGATGCAGAAGAAGAGAGAGTATTGTTTGAAGATATTCGTGATGGTATTCTTGCAATGAAAGATGGTCTTTTGGGTATGTTAAAAACTGCTGTTGATAACCCTATCGCTGGTATTCTTGCTGGTATTGGTCTAGCTGCATTTACAATGATTAGTTCATTTTTTACTCAACTCGCAAGAGAGGTAAAGTTTCTAGATAAATTAATGAAGGGTGGATTGACAAAAGCGTTTAGTCCTATCTCAAAGTTTTTTGATAGTTTGGGTGGTAAGTTTAAAGCAACTAAATTAGGAAAAACTATTGATGCTTTTCTTGACACTGTAAAGAACCTATTTAAAGTAAGTGATATAAAAGGTTTTAAAGGACTTGCAGTATTTGAAGACTTGCAGAAAACATTTGGTAGTGCAACAAGACCAATTATTAAAATTGTTGATGGTGTAAAATCTTTTGGTACAAAAACTAAAAGTTTATTTAACACTATAAAAGGTGGTCTTTCAAGTATGAAAGGTTTTATGGCAGGATTTGAACCTATTCAAAAATTTGCAAAAACAGTAGGTAAAGTTCTAGGTAAAATCTTCTTACCAGTTACCGTACTTATGACTTTGTTCGATACTGTATCTGGTGCAGTAAAGGGATATGAAGATGATGGTTGGTTAGGTGCATTAGAAGGTGGTCTTGCTGGTCTTATCAATTCAATTATTGGTATGCCTCTTGATTTATTAAAAAGTGCAGTTGCGTGGATGTTAGGAATGTTTGGATTTGATAATGCAGCTGGTGCTCTAAAATCATTCAGTTTTAGTGATTTAATATCACAAGGTATTGGTGCAGTCTTTGATTTTGGTAAAGCATTATTCGATTGGTTTGGTCAATTATTTACAGACCCAGTAGGTGCATTAAAAACACTATGGGATACATATACTGGTGCAGTAAATGGATTTCTTGGTCTTATTACTATGCCTTTTGATTTAGCAGTTAACTGGTTGTTAGGATTATTTGGGTGGAGTGACCCAGAAACAGAATTTAGTCTTTTAGGTGCAGTTACAGGCGCATTTAATATGGCAGTTCAGTGGGTAAAAGATTTATTCTCGTGGCCTGAAGATGGTAATGTGGGAACAGCAGTAACTAAGTTTATTGATATTATTCTTGCACCATATAATCTTGCAGTTAATTGGTTGATGGGTCTGTTTGGTTTCAGTCCAGATGACTTAGGACAAGAGGGTGAAAGTTTTTCAATTGGTAAATTAGTTGTAGATGCTGTGAAAGGTATCTATGAATGGTTCAAAAATCTTCTTAATATTGATGTTGGTGCAATTGTCGAAAGTATTCCAGGCGCATCTACAGTTCTAAAAGCACTTGGTATTATGGAAGAGTCAGATGCAGAGAAACAAGCGAATATTGAGTCTGCAATCAAAGAGGCACAAGATAGAATTCAACGGTCTTCTGGTGGTGAAAATGTTTACTTCGGTAGAGAAGGTGTAGGTCGAGAAGAAGATGCAGAGGAAATTGCAGAACTTCAAAAACAATTGAATGAATTAAAAACTAAACCCACAACTGTCATTAATAACATTGATAATAGTACCAAGAATAGTGGAAACTCTCAAAGTCAAACATTACAAGCAACAAGGTTACAAGATGATGCCGCTATGGCATCAGCCGCAATGGATTAATGTTTATTTAACCAAAGATAAAGTATACCTAAAAGAAACACAGCTACAACTATTATCAGACCTATAATCGCAATTATTTCTACAACTTTACGTCTACGTTCTTGTTGGTCATAAATTGCTTGTTGCCTTTTCTTACGAATATCCCCCTCAGTACGCAAGAGCTCATCCCAAGCAGATGGGCCTCTGGTAAATGAGATTATTTGTTTTAACTCATTTCTCATATCTTCTGCTTTTTTCTTTGCCATAAAGATTTGCATAGCCTCTTCTTCTACTGAACCAGCATTAAATATTTTCTTAAATAGGGGTGGTTTTTTATTATACTCATCTGCTTTTTTGATATCTGAAACAGCACCCATCCAGCGAGACAAATCTCCTGCCATAGATTCTATTTCACGGCCGGCGGCAAATCCAGCTTTTATGGTATTGAAGGCGCCAGTCGCCATAGCAACTGCTGATACTGGGTCAATCATTTTAAAACCTCTCACTCTCTCTTTGCTATTTATAAGAATTGAAAACGAGAACGAGTCTTAAATAAAAAAAAAGGGAGAGTATTTCTACTCCCCCTTTCACCTTACCTTACCGTGGGTATGGACGGACTTATTAAGTAGTCACCCTTATTCCTTAGCAAGTTTCTGAAAGTAAGACATTGTATCGTCATCACCTTCATCATCTACACTAGGAATGTTTGGTTGTGGTTCTGTTTTGAACTGTGGTGTTTCCACAACATCTTCGTCCACCATAGAGGCAGCAGATGCAGTAACAGTTCCAGAGAGAACATCATCTAACCTTTTCTTCAACTCATCATATGATTTGAAGTTGGTTGGTGCAAGGAATTCTTGCAGTGAATACTGCTTATTCCAAATACCATCAAGTTTCTCATCACTGTCTGCAAGAGCAGTCACGCTATCGAACTCTGATTTATCATAGTTCCAGAAACCATCAACCTTGCGAATCTTCAACTTGAAGTTCGCACCTTCCCAGAAATCGAAAGGATTGATAGGTGTTTCGTCTTCAAACTCTGGTTGCATTGAAGCCATAATCTTATCAAAGATTTTCTTACCATAACGAAATAGAAACACTTTTCCTTCATTCTCTGGGTGTTTTGGGTCGGATACCACATAGATATTTGAGTAGTATTCCAACTTTCTCTTTTGCTTTCTTGCAAGTTCTTTATCACTTTCAAGACCAGTGTTCCATAACTGTGAGTTATGTTCACTCATAGGGTCTTGTTTACCGATAGTGGTAAGTGAATTCTCAATATACCATTTACCAGTAGGGCCTTGGAAGGCGTGTTTGAACACTTTCACCCAAGGAAGTTCTTCACCATCTGGTGCAGGCAAGAAA